TCCAAACAATCAGCGTAGCTATAAGCCGGTATATGTATCATACGACCTGAATGTTGAAGAAAAACAATGTCCTCGGGTTTTTGATAAGGTGATGCAGCCTCTGATCCCTTACTGGCAAGGGTTGCAAGAATACCATACTTACCCATCGTCCCCTGATAATCCGTGAAACAAAAAGGCTTAACACCAGCCTTGCGGCACGCTTTGACAAACAAGGGGGTAACTCCCGTCCTGCTATCATCACCATGGGACTGGTGCAAAACAAACTCACTAAGACACTCCGGAAGAGGTATCGAATGCTGATGGCAGAAATCAATTACTACGGCATACATAAGAACCTGGTTCATAAAAGAGTTCAAAAGGAGTGTGATCACCAATCCACTTGGCATGACAGAGATCATAAAGATGAGACTACTATAAAAGACCGCTGTGTTTGCCCACCATCGGAGTAGGGTCCAAGCATAAACCCTGATTTGGTGGTTGTAAGTGTTCGCATGAATGTGCTCGTCAATGACCAGCTCTATCATAACTAACAAAGTCTCGGCAGATAACGAATATGGCATGGTCTTATCCCAAGCTGAGACATCCGCATCAAAAAATCTCGGGAAAGCTTTCACGCGATCCCAACAAGCAACAGTCAAATCCATCATCGACTGCTCATAATGGGGTCCATCCATATCGAGACTAGATACCAAATCAAAATGGATCGGATACTCAGCAGTCAAATATAACAATGGCATGAAAAACATCCGAATGGCCAAATTAACGGGAGCTGGTAAACACAAAACTGCCCGAGTTTTCACTTTGACTTTACACACCGGCGCCCCACGGGTCTCAAAGAAATCCCTATACCCATCATCGTCGCCCAACTCCAGGTCAAAGAATTTATCATCTTTCTCAATACCATACAGCTTCGAATAGAACTCAACCATATCATCAGTGTCTGGATATTCAGCTAAGGGGTCCTTGTGCTCAACAGCATAAAGCTCATCCTTGCAAAAGACCGTCATCAACATGAAAACTGGTAAAAAGCCCATCGTAATCAGAAAAGTGGCCGCTGTGGTTGCTAACCAAGTGTCCTCAGCACCGGGAACTATGCCAAGATCACCACTCTCTGTGGTGCACACGACATCATTCTTGGTCCCA